TCTTTTAGCTTTTGTTTTTCTTCTGCTTCTCTTTTTTTCCGGTCTCTTTCTCTTTGGTCGGCAGCCTTTTTTTCTGCTCTGGTTCTTTTTTCCAGAGCAGCAGTTTCTTCTTTTAAGGCATCAATTCTTTGTTCCTGAAGAGCTTGCAGAGTTTGAACTGCTTCGGTCTGTCTGGATATCTCTTCAGTAAAAGCCCTATATTCAGTTGTTCCAGCCGAATATTCCTCTCTCTGGATCTTTAGAAGCTCAATTTTATCTCGCGCAGCTTGCAGGTCTGCTTGTCTTTGTTTTGCGAGTTCTTGAAGTTGTTTAAGTTCTTCTTCAGTTGTTGCCATTATCTAGATTCCATTAATTTTTAAATGGCCATTTAAGACCGGTCTCATACTCAAATGTACGGACAGACTTATCTAACTCATATTTTGACACCATGGTCGAGGGATCATCTAGTCCATTTTTGATATAAGAGTCCATATATTTTTTTTCTCTGTTAAGAGCCGTGAAAAATGCTGATATCTGAGATGGAGAGCCTTTGACACTAAGATTAGGTCCACCGCGAGAAGCATTGCTGCCCTTCATCATTCCACCGGAGCCATATATATCAACGTTACTGTAACCTAAACTTCGAAGAAGATAGGCTACATTATGTGCAAAGTCGTTATATCCAGTGTAAAATTCATTTAAATGTTTATTCGTTAAATCAATAACAATCTTATCGGTCATTGGTGGTCCCTCTTGATATAAAGTAAATAGTCACAAACGGCAAAAGCCGCAGTTATCTACCACGGCTTGCTTTATTGATTTCTTCATTTTGTTTTTCAAACTCTTTTACCAATCTTTCCAAGAACCATCGACGCAATGGAATGGGAAGATTATACAGCTCCGTAAACGACCAGCCACCGTGGTGCTTTAGGTTGAAAAACTCTTCGTATACTACTTCTTGATATTTAGCGCTTAGGCCAAAAAAATTCTGCCGTCATTGGCAAGCCCACCTCTCCCCTATGAGAACAACTGGAGCATTCAAAATCAAATGTCATGTCAATGTCAGGCTTTACCTTATCGTATTCCTCACGCAGGAATCTGGCGTCTACAAGAGGAAGAATCTCTGGTAGTCTGTCCAGTTGTTGCCTGTTCGTCACTCCGTTTGCGGAAACTATAATAGACGATAGCAATAAAGTGCTAAAGTTTTCTAGCTGCTTCTTTTTTCTTCTAGCTTCAACTGTTTTTGAAATGTTGCTCTCATCTTTTGAGGTAAGCAATTTGAAAACAATCTCTATACCCGTTGAAGGAAGTTTTACTTTATATCCCCCTTCTACAGCCTCGGAAACACTATCGCCTGATTTGCTAAATCCTAAATCATTTAAATCAACTGTTACTTCATTTTGTTCAGCACAGGCAGCACAGCTTATCCCAACTTCATAAAAAGGACCGAATCCAGTGATTCTAGATGCTATAAGAACAGCATTCTTATCGCCAACCAAAAGTGTATCTGGGTTTATTGATCTGTCAACGATAACTGAGCGAACCAAACGATCAATGGCTAGACCTTGCTTAAGAAGCGTTTCGGAAGTAAGGATATCTTCCTCTTTTGCCGTCATATGCTTGATTTCAATAACAGTCTGATTGTGAAGGGGGTGCCCTTCTGGGTAAAACAAGCCTTTGCTCGGCAACTCAACAAATTCTGTTGGGTTTACAAAGGAGAAAAGATCTGCTGCTTCTGATGTGGGGGGTGCTGGCGCGTCGGGTTGCGGTGCGCCAAGCCGCTCTAAGTTATTTCTTCGTGACAAAAATCACCTTCTTTCTATACTACAATGCTGTCACCGCAGCTACTGCTGGTCCAGACTCATAGTCTGCCCAATCATAGCGGAAACCAATCTCAATATTAAGGAGACCATCATCTTCGTAACTTAAATCACCGAATGTAGCAGAAGTAATGAAAGCGTTGTTAAGTGTCCAAGTACCAATTAGACCACCTTGGCCATTCAACTCTTCAATAATAACATTACCTAACTGATTAACAGCATCAAACTTGTTTACAGTGCCGGGAGCTTGTGCTGGGTTGAAGAAAACATCTTCCTGAACATCGGGCTTAAGGTAACCGGAGCCAACAAGCGCATCATAAAGAATCTTATTTCCATCTGGGTTGATCGCATTAACGATTGTTGCGGTAATTGGCTGCCATTCAACAGTTCCCGGGTAGTAATAAGTGTTCCCTAAAAACTTGTGTGCGGTGTCACTTACCTGATAAGATGGTTTTGTAACCCCTTTAGCAAGATACTGCTCGTATCTAAAGTCGGCGTTAATGTCGGCTAGGTTTGGTAGTGTGAGCAAAAAGCGATGGCCTCTTCTTGGTTCTGATAATGCTGATGTCCAAAATGGCATTTAAGTAGTCTCCTGTAAGTCCTATTATTATATAGTGCGGGGAGTCGGAACTCCCCGCATTTTATTAATCGTCAAACGATGCTCCCGTTCTTGTGATGTTGAAGTCAATCGCAATGAACTCAATAGCCCTTGTTGGCTTCAAGAAGATCTTCGCATATAGAACGTTTCTATCTACAAGATCAGGGGTTGTGGTTGTGTCATCAAGAACAACTCTGTAATCGGAAAGACCAAAGTTTGTCTTAACGTCAGCCAAGAATGGGTTAACCTGTGCTGTGAATCGCTTCCAAGTCTGCTGAACGTTTGGATCAAAGAGCAAGCCAGCAGCGATCTGGGAGATGCGCTTCTTAACAAAGATCATTAGACGTCGGACGTTAATGCGATCCAAAGCAGAAGGTGTAACTTGTAGTGTCTTCTGACCGAAGATTACAACACCCTCAGCTGGGAACTTAGCGATTGGGTTGATGTTCGCTGCGTAAAGGTCATCACGATCCTTTCGGCGTAGCTGGTGAGCGACGTCAACAACTGGAATGCCTGCAGAGCCTTCTGTGAGACCACCGCGGTTGAAACCAGCTGGTGCGAACCAAACCTGTGTTCTGCGCTGTGAGCTAGAGAATGTGCCGATGGCTGCAACGGATGGTGGTAACCAAAGGAAGGAACCATTGATGGTGTCTCTTGCTCTGACCCATGGGTAGTAAGCACAACCGTAAGAAGAGTTAAGTGCCCTAGAGCGAAGTCCGTTAATCAATGTTCTAATGGTTGAAGAAGTGTTTAAACGATCAACTGCTTCGGCCTCTTCTCTTGGCTGGAAAGCTGATGGAAGATCAATAACTGCAAGAGCATCTGCGCGGTCTTCACAAGTTCTTACCAAGTGAGTTGTAAGACCCTCCTGTGTTTGACCTGGGATAGCAGCCATGTTCATCTCTACAACCTCTGGGTCTGCGACTGAATCGATCGCTCTTCTGATAGAGAAGAAAGAGTAACTCGCAGTGTCGGACGGAGCAGATGGCATTGCAGCCTCGGTAAACGGATCCATCTCTGTAATGTCAAGACCATCGAATCCGCCATACATCGGAACCGTAAAGCGATCATATCCTGCGTCCAGAACTCCCGAAACAGCGCCATTAACGAACGTTAGGGAGTTAGAAGTTCTAGAGCCACTTACATAAACACCTGATCCAGAAATATCATCTAAAGTAAATCCTTCAGATAACTCAACAGTGTAACCTGAAGCTGACACGAACTGTCCTACAATTCCGCCTCTAGGATGCAGTAAGTCTCCAACAGATCTAGCGTAGACAGTGCTCCCCGCAGTTCTGGCAGTCTGGAATCCAAAGTAAGCGTCTGTTGGGTTGGATAGATTGCCATCAGAAGCGCTAACTCTCAAGACTGGTGCTGGGTAAGCAACGGAGCCTGTAAAGGCAGAGCCCGAAACAATGATTGGACCCGAAGAGAAGAGAGCGCTAGGCTTCGTAAGACCACTTCCTGTAATCCAGTTTGAAGTCGTTGTCGGCGTGGAGCCGGCACCGAGGCCGCTTTCATCGGCGTATTTTACTATACCATCGAAACCGAATGGAATCAGTGCTGGGTTGGTAAAGCCTGCGTCAACATCTGAATCCATGGAGATGTAAACATACTGTGAATTATTAGGGTAGTTACCGTACTCTCGATATCGTCTGTCGGATTCAACCCATTGCTCATAGGAATCACCAATCTTGCGTGCGACATAATTCAAAGAGTTAGGGTTTAGATTACAGTTGTTAAACTGTTCAATTACTCTTACAACATTGTCACTGTCACTTACATGTCGAATAACAACTGAGAATGTTCCGTAATCATCGTCTTCGTTTGTAGAGCGCTTAACATCCTGAATGGAAACTTTGATGTTTTTGTTTGTCCAAGACCCTGGCTCACCACGAGCGACAAACTTAAACAATCTTGTAGCTGCGTCTGATGGAGACAAGCGGCAAGATATAACATATGGTGTCTCGGCAGCTTGTAGTTGGTATTTAAAATCATCACCATTCAAAGATGCGGCAGCTGATTTTAACTCTACAATGGCAGCTGCTGTAGAAGCGGCGCCAGTTCCTAATACTTCATCGATGTGCTGGTCGAAAGTTTCTCCCAAGAAATAAGTTTTTCTCTGCACAGTATTGGTAATTCTAGAATTTGTAAGCTGCGGGTTGGTGTTGAAAGCTTTACGAATGTATTTTGAATCGCCTCTTGTAAAGTTGAAGATAATGTTTGAAGATCCACTAACACTTGAAGAAACCTGAGCTGTGAACTCTCTGTTGGTACCGCCAGTGCGGGAGGCGATCATGTAATCCAAACTTGCAGTTGCTACGTTTGACGCCGAGAAAGAGGTGCCGCCGTTGAACGCTCCACCACCTTGTACAACAGAGCCAGATATTCTAACTGTTGTAGCAGAATCAGTGTAGAAGATACCGGCCAATACGCCCTTGGCATCTACTGTAGCTTGTGCTTGGGAAGATGAGTTTCTCGTGAAAAGAAGCAAACCGTATGCTTTGCCACCAAGTGTCCAGCCTGCTTCATCGGCGCCAGACTGATTATCACTAGAAGGATTGTCTGACTCGGCACCAAGCAAGCGAATGTAAGTTAAAGGAGAGCTGTTTCGTAGATAAGCTTGGGCGGCATACATGCCATATGTGGTTGCTGTTGTGTTAGCACCCTGACGCCAAACATCATCACCGGCATTGCCAGGGTTGGGGGTACCGAAAACATTTACAAACTCTTCAAAAGAGTTTACGGTTATTGGTCTAAGTGCTGGCCCCTTCTCGGCGCGTCCAATAATAACTGGACCAATCCCTGCCGGTGAAGCTGGCAACTGTGAGTTGTCGATTTCGTTGACAAAAACGCCGGGGGATACAAATCGGTAATTCTTGATTGACATTCGTTCAGTTCTCCTACATTGCGAAAATGTTCAAAGTAAATAGTGTTAAATAGTAGGAAGAGAATTATTCTCTATAAAATCCATCTTTTATGTTTTGGGGGATATCGCCAAAAATAGTTTTCTCTCTTCCAAGCTTTATATCAACAGCATTTTCGCGTCTTACAATCTTTGGCCTTTCTTGGTTTTCGCCCTCACCCATAAGATAGCCAAGAGTTTCAATATTAATATTGGTTTCGTAGCTTCTTTGTTCCATTCCAAGATTGGCTTGATTTGAGTTATTAGCAAATCCGCCATCAATAAATATTTCGTAATAATGCCCCTCAGCTTCAATCCGCTTTGGAGTTCTTGAGTTCCCTGGGATTGTAATGAATGGTCGAATAAGTTCGTTCATCTGCTGCTGATATTCTGTACGAATAGAAATCTCATACATTACTTTGACCCAGGTAGGAATTGGCATTGTGATTGTTTCATACACAGTTTTTGCCGTGGACATGTTTCTTTTATTTGTATTAAACATTTTGCTAGAAACATCTTTATCAGCGCCATATTTCCTATTGGCCTGCGCATTTTGGAATTCGGCGGTTTTCTTTTGGTTTATTTGTCTTGCAACTGTAATAGTCCCGCCTTTTTCATCATTGACTGGATACAGATTAGCAAATACAGTTCCTCTGTAGTTTTGTTCTTTAGTTACGTTAGATCTGTTAACTGTTATTAAAGGAAGAATTAAAGTTTCTTCTTTATCTCTCAGATCCTTGTTGTGTTTTATCTGAAAAGCGCGCTCGGCTGTGACCCATAAAACAGGAACTTTCTTAAACCCTTCATTGGTTGTGGTAAAAAGATTTAGCTCTTCATCAATAAACCGAAGCATCGCCTTATCTATCGTCTCTAAAGACGAAGGCATAAATTCAATTTCTTGAAGCTCCTTTTCTACATCTTTATCGCCAACGTAATTGAATCGTTGAGTTCTTTTATCTTTTATTTGTCTTTCGGTTTTTTTGCTGCGAGCCATTTATTTATCCTACATAAATGCCGGCTGGGACATTTTCAAGAACTTTCTTAGTTGAATCCTGCAGTGTCGAATCGACGGTGGCCAACTTATCGTATGTGGTTTCTTCAAGAATGGTTTTAAGCTCCTCTCTCAACTGATCCATTTCGGTTCGCGCTTGAGACAACAAGTCGCTAGCATTTAATGTTACAGATTCTCCTGGAATTGGAACTGTCGCAAACTTACCTCTAACTTGTCCCAAAATCTCTTTTGTTAATGCCAAAGCAAATCTACGAATCCATTGCTTACCTATAGCATTAATATTTTCGTATGGGATATTCTCAAACGGAAGCGTGTTAACATTATTGACACCCTTAACACCTTCATTTCCGCGGCCTGTTTCCTCCCAAGCTTGATATTGGTTATTAATTGTAAACTGAACCCAAAACTTCTCTGGTGATGTTGAGTCAGGTGTTGGAAAAATTCTCAGCCTATTATCGTGAATCTCATAGGAGTAGTGCGAAACTCTTGTCCAAAGCGCATCTTCGTAAGCCATGGCTTGAAGTTTGTTCTGCCAAGTTGGGACAATCTCAAATGTAGAGTCGTCTGCATACTGTCCGTAAGTTCTTAAGTTACCAACAACTGAGAAGCCTCCGTAGTAACCATAGAACCTCCACATTGCTCGCGGTGTTTTGAAGAATACTTTTCTAATGGTTATTCTCTTATCCGCAACTTGCTGGTAATAGGGGACCGATGAGCTATTGGCAGAAGAAGCTGATATAAGTGTTTGCAAATCGTAGTCTTGTTGGTTTACTACCCGGTCAACTGACGCGGAATAAATTGGCGTTAACCCACCAAAACCAGCTTCTGTCGCAAGGGTGTCCGAAACCCTTCGAACATAACCGTAATCAAATCTTGGATACCTTAAAGAGATATTGGAGCCCGATAGGGAGTCTCCTGAAACAATTTGTCCGTCCTCATCAAATGAGCCAGTGGTTTGCCCAAGAAGACTAGAAAGAGAATTTTTAGATTGATGTAAATTTACTAAGTATGAATACTCTAATACTGCTTCTTCGTAAGCAGCGTATACATTTCCTTCTGCTAACTCGATATCTAATACATCTCCTCCAAGCTTTTTGTAGGTATAGGCTACCTGATCTGCCGCCCCCGATAAGAAAGCGGTTGATCCTGCATAAATACCAAAAGGTAAAGCTACTGCTACATCTCCTGCAGTTCCTGTAACTGAAAGTATGTTGGCATTTGAAGTTGATGCTGGACTTAGATTTGGAATTGACATTAAGGATCCTCTAAATTATTCTATTAATAAATAGAAAGCCCCGCCTCAAAAGAGACGGGGCTTTCATTAT